CGTATCGCACAGGCACACGATACAGGGTGTCTGGTGGGCTTACACCTGCCATGTTTTGACCAAACTCAACCTGAAAGTTGCTGAACACCCGAGTGAACTGTAACAAGAATCTACGTATCTGTCCATCATAAAAAAACTGTTGCAAGATTAACCTCCGTTATCGGCTCTTGGCTTGAGAGCTTGACTTAGACTTTGGCGACTTGGAATAGCACCACGATCGTTTGTGTTTACTGTAGCAGTGTTGTTAACAAAACTTGATCGCTGTGTTTGATTATCTGGCCCTGGTGTGAGATCAGTGCGAACCACTTCTTCAATCTTGATCCAGCGTGCGCCATTAAATCTGAATAGTCTGTGAGGAAAGTAATCCAGTCTCAAGCAATACTGTCCAACCTCTGCGTTCAACGGGAATCGCACTCCTGGAGTAACCGGCAGACCGTTTGGCGCAATGCCATCTCCAGTCAAATAACCTTCAGTATAACCATCTGCTCTTGGTGTGAGATTTTCATTGCTGACTGTTCTACTGGCATCGGTTTGTGTGTAGTCTGCGGTGTATGTGCTTGGATCAGCAGGGGAACCGTCAGGATTGGTTGGTAAAATATAAAACTTTACAGTGTCATAGCCGCTTTTTGGTACTTCTGCTTCGGCCTGTATGAGAATAGCATCATTGATTTCTAGATCTTTGTTGCGTGTGCTCGCACTGTCGGCCAGTGTGTTAATTCTGCTTTTCTCAACCCAGTATTCCGTATTGGTGATGTCAATGTCTGCGGGTGTGTTTTTCAGCGCCACGTAATATTTGTTATCATAGTTTACAATGCTGCCAGCAGGATAAAAGTTACCAGGATCCCAAATGTTGTCTGGCTCAAAAGGCTGTTGTAATATGTCCTGATACTCTTGGGCATTGACCATGGGCGTGGCCTTGACTCTCCACAGATGTGGTAACCAAGTTTGGCTAAAGCCCTCGCTGGCAAATGATGTGTCCTGTACCACGTAAAATTTTGGTAGTGCTCTTGGAAGATTAGAATCCAGTGGATGATAATCTCGTAGATTTGGAACTTCAAGCACGTCACCGTTCATGATTTTACGACCCAGGATATCAATCATGTCATTGTAATGAAAGGTAATGAACAGTGTATCGTTGTTTAGAAACAGACCAAATTGAGTAAGGTCAAAATCAATGTCTTGTGCCCGATAAACTCCGCGCATGACATACACATCTGGATCATAAGCCCGATCACGGTTTTCTAATAACAGTAAGTCTTGAATGAACAACGGACTTTCGCCAGCATAATTGGGCATGGTTGCATCATGCTGCGTATCAGTCGAACTGTCACCTGTGGGTTTTGGGCCCAGATATTTGTGTAGGTAGATATCAAGCCCGCCTACAGTGAACTGTTCGGATATGGTGCGATCAAAAAATTGATAATCACGAGTGCGATTTGGACGATAAAGACTTAATCTGGGCATTGTGCGTTCCTTAAAGCTATTTACCGCGTGTTTTGGGCAGCAATCTTTAGGCAATAGGATTTGACCAAGAATTGCTATGATGCTATAATTACGTGATATTTGTGAATAGGAGCAATCATGAGCGCAACCAAAACTGTGCGTACTCAAAAACCACTCAAATCCATGCCTGTGCGAGTTGATCTAAAATATCTTGGATCCGAGCCAGAATGGAAAATGCAGCCAGATTCTGACGTACGGTCAAGTTCCTTGACTCGAGCCTTCACTTGGTATCATTACAGTTTTGGTAAAAAAGAAGCTAAAGAAATTCTCATAGATTATCTCATGCGCAATGATCGGCAAGCAGAAGCCAAACAGTTTGGACGAGTGCCTGAACAGTCGGTAAATTGTACTATTGGTTGGTTGGCCCGTATGAATCTAAAAGGCTTGATTCTTTTAGCCGACGAAGAAAAAAAGCTAGAACGCCATATCGCTGATAACATTGCTGCTGCAAAATCCAGCAAACAAGTAATTGAAGAAATCCAGGAAGTAGTGGTCAAGCCCAACATCCAGGATCGTTTGCGTGAAAAAGCTATGGAAGTTGGCGGCGAACTTGAAGGCATGCTGGATGACTTGATAGCTGCGGAAGTCAAGATCAGTAGTGATCACAAACCAATCAATCTGCTGCGGGGTATGAACATCAGCCCACAACATATCAACGTGGTACGAGATGTGTGGCTACGTCATAGAGATGAATTTTTTGCAGCCATGGAGGGCAAAGATTCACAACTGGTGGAAGCTTACGCACACTTTGGTAAAATTCAGTTGCGTAATCTTGTGAAGTTTGCAGATCAAGTGCTGTCTGACTGTGACAGTTATGTGCAGATCAAGAAAGTAGAACGCAAACCCCGCAAGAAAAAACCCGCAAGCCCAGAAAAGCTCACAGCCAAATTCAAATATCTACGCGAGTTTGCAGAACTCAAACTCACCAGCGAACCAGTTACGAAACTGGTGGGTGCAAGTGAAGCCTGGCTTTATGATACCAAAAAACGCAAGCTCATACATGTCGTGGCAGATCAACACGTGAGCGAATTCACAGTGAAGGGCACTGCTATCGTGGGATTTGACAGTGGCAACAGCACTCAAAAAACTCTACGCAAGCCTGCAGAGCAGATCAAGGCCTTGCTCACAGGCGGTGCACCTGCTGCTCGCAAGTATTTCAAAGATATAAAATCCACAGAAACCAAGTTTAACGGACGTGGTAATGAGAATCTTATCCTGTTACGAGTACGGTAAATACTCCATCAGGAGTGGCTATGTCTAGTGACAGCTTAGAATTTAAAAAACAAGAGTTAATCCAGTATGCGCAATTACAGTTAGGCGATCAAATGATCGACGTTGAACTGGATCCTGCTCATTACGAAGCTGCTTATCAGCGTACTATCGGAACCTACAGACAGCGAGCTCAAAATGCCTATGAAGAATGCTATATCTTCATGGAAATGATTAATGATCAAAACGAGTACATCTTGCCCAGCGAGGTTATACAGGTAAGACAGATTTTTAGGCGCACGTTTGGTATCGCTACTGGACCGTTCAGCAATGCTTTTGATCCTTTTAGTCAAGCGCAGATGCAGGTGTATCTTTTGAACTTTAACCAAAGCGGTGGCTTGGCCACTTACGATTTCTATACTCAATATGTTGAGCTTGCAGCTCGTATGTTCGGTGGCTTTATCAACTTTACATGGAATCCAGTAACCAAGAAATTACAATTGATTCGCGATCCCAAGGGCACTGGTGAGAATCTGTTGCTCTGGGTGTACCAGCTCAAGCCTGAAGTGCAGTTGATGATGGATTATCAAATCAGCCAGTGGATTAGAGATTTCATGGTGGCAGCTTGTAAAATGATGGTTGGCGAAGCACGAGAAAAATTTGGTACCATTGCGGGACCACAAGGTGGTGGTACTCTTAATGGAACAGCCATGAAAGCAGAAGCACAAACACAGATGGATTCGCTGGTAGAACAGCTGAAAAACTACATTGACGGTTCACAGCCCTTGACTTGGGTTATTGGATAAGGACACACGCATGCCGCTGCCACAGTTACAGGCGCTATTTGATCAACCTGAAAGGCGACATCTAGCGTATCTTGTGATGATGATCTTGATTGTGGCAATACTGACTCTAGGCTTCATGTATCTTGATCGGGGCAACGATGTTGAGTACTTCAAGCAAAGATTGTACATGCAAGAACAGCGGCTGAACACATTGGAGCAACGCCTAGAAGAAGCCAATCAAGTGATTCAACTTCAGAAAAAAGTGCTGGAGCATATGGAATCCATGCAGCGTGAAATGTTGGCTATTGAACAGTTTACCAATCAACTGCAACAAAGAATTGATGATACAGAACTAGCGGACATATCTATACAAAATGCTTTAATAGAAATGCGGCGCATTCAAGAACAACAGGCCCGCGAACTAGAAGAACGCAAAGCATCACCAAAAGCATCTAAAAAGCCATAACATTCTCCTTATTTCTTGCGTTTTTAAACCAAACAATCTAGAATACTGCTATGCATCTAATGATTGACATTGAAACTCTGGCCACAGCGCCAGATGCTACTATTCTCACTGTGGCTGCACAGGCTTTTAATCCGCTTGGGCAAGGCTACTACGACACAAAATACTATGCTAGAGTTGATCTAGACAGTCAGGCCAATAGAGCCGTTGAACAAGGCACACTGGATTGGTGGGCCAAACAAAGCGAATTCGCCAGGGAAGAAGCTTTTGCTGAACAGGACAGAATACCTTTGGATCAGGTGCTAGACGATCTAGGTAAAATCATTTGGAAAAGCAGCTCCATTTGGGCCAATGGTCCAACCTTTGACATGACCATATTAGAAAATGCCTATAAAAGTTACAACAAACCCTTGCCCTGGCAGTATTACAAAGTGAGAGACTGTAGAACTGTGTATATGCTGTGGCCCAGTGAAAAGTTTAACGACACACCCGTGGCACCCATGTTAGTGAACAATCAAGCGCATCGTCCAGCAAGTCACCATGCTCTTGATGATTGTCGCAGACAAATTGATCTGTTACAGTGGACACTGAAACAAATTGGCATAAAGGATCTTGTATGATTGTTGGCTTTGTGGGCTTTATAG